GCCTCCTGCTGTATCCGCTTGCCCTCGGCCCGTGCCCGCTGCGGGAACTGCTTCGTGAACAATCGCTGGAGCGATGCCGGCGTGCCTTGGAGCGGCACCAGTTTGGCCTCGCCGGCCTGTCGCTCCTTCGGCGTCGCCAGCGCCAGGACGAAAGGAGTCAGGACGTGCCTGCAGTTCGGATGGAAGGGCGGACCGCCATTGATCGCGCTGAGCGGGGGATAACCCCCGATCGGCTCCTCGGTCAGACTGACGATCACTCCCTCGTAGTAGATGCAGAAGTCGGCCGCATGATGAGTCGAGACCTGGGCAAGTTGGATGTTGTGTTCCTGCAGTCGGTTGATGGTCCCCTCGGTCATCGCCTGGCGCGTCGTGGTGCGGGCCAGCATCTCGGTATAGCGATCGAGATCCCAGTCCCGCCCGAGCTTGTCCGTGAACTTGAGCTTCCCCTCGGCCAGCAGTCGCCCCTTGATCTCGCGGCTGACCTGTACGCGCGTCTTCCCCTCGGCGATTCCCCGCGCCGCCTCCTGGATTCCCACCCTCCGGAAGAGGTCGTTCGCCCGCCGGCCGATCTGCGCCAGGGCGAAAGCGGTCGTGCGCTGCATCTCCTCGGCGATTGCCGCCACCGCCTCCTGGTGAACCTGCGCGAAGAGGGCCCGCTGGGGCTTGCCGGCCTTGAAACCGGCCAGCCTCACTCCTCTCGCGCCTTGGTCTCCGAAGGCCATACCACGCTGATAGGCGCCAGGGACATTGGCCGCGATCCACGCTGCCGACTCATCTCCGAGCCGCACCAGGACTTCTTCGTACTGGCGGAGCAGAGCCATCGCCCGCTGGCGCGAGGCGAGGGTTGCTGCAGCCTGGGAAAGGATGTCGAGCGCCTCGGCCGCCGCCCGCCGATAGATCGCGACCAGCGAATCTATCTCACCGCCGAAGGCCGCCCTGAACTGTGCAACCTGGCGGCGCGTGACGTAACGGGGCATGGGCTATGCCTGCTGGTTCGGGTTGGCGGCCGGCCGCTTCGGGTTGCCGCCCGTGAGTGCGACGGCCTGACCAGTCTCCTCGGCGATCCGGTTCATCTCGCCTTCGACCGCGTCCGGACTATCCAGCCGCCGGATCGAGGATTCGACCGAGGTGTTGCCGGCCATCAGTCGTTCGCTCTCCATCCGGACCATCTCCACCATGTCCTCAGGCAGGCCATCCGCCCAGGCGATGTTGACCGGGCAGGGTTCATAGCCAGCGCCACCGTGCTCCTTCTCGAGCAGTTGCGCGGCGAATAGCGCGCTCTTCAGCGCCTGATCGAAATAGAGCCGCTTGCGGTTGATCTTCGCGATGGTGCGGATGAGCCGCAGCCGCAGCGCCGTGCCAGACTGGGCGACCCCGAACTTGTCCAACCCGAAGATGCTCGGCCCGGTCTCGCTGAGGATGAAAAGCAGTTCGAGGAGGCGGTCAATCTGCGAATAGGCGGCTTGGAGCGACGCGTCCCATGTGACGTAGACCGGGATCTGCTCACCCGCTTCCAATGGGACCAGGTCGAGCTTGTACCGATCAATCTTATCGTCTTCCGTCATCATGCTTGGCGGGACTGCCAGCTTCGGAGAGACGTGTTTGTCCAGCACCATGTCAATGGCGCTGTGCCGGTTGTTGAGCGCTTCGATCAGCGACTCCAGCCCGACGAAGTCGCTGATGCCCCAGAACCGCGAGCCATAGCGGAAGTTCGGGATGTGGAAGAGCGGGATGAAGGGCAGGCCGGTCTCGACCTCGGGTGCCAGGTCCTTGTACTCCTCCAGCGTGTCGATCGCCACCTCTTCGACCTTGCCCGCCCCCGGGCCGGTGGCCGTGCGCCGAAAGAGCCGGTTGCGGATGATGCCTGGCTCGTGCTCCTCGACCCGGACATAGGAGATGGTGCGCTTCGTCGGATCCGGATCGGCCTTCAGCCAGGCGAGCGAGGCGCGCTTGACCTGCCGCACGTTGTCCTCGCTCAGCTCCGGGAAGTAGATGGAGGCCGGCACCTCCTCGATGATCGCCTCCGGCTCGGCTTCGGCCTGCTCGGGGTTGCGCACTCCCCACCGTGCCTTCAGTACCGCATCGCCCCGGAAGCTGGCCGCCAAGGCCGCCTCGTAGCCGAGGAGGTGCAGGCCGTTGCGCTCCACCAGGCCGCCCACCGCCTCCTGCGCCTCCGCGTTCCCCTCGTCGGTCACCAGGTAATCCGCCGGCTCGCCGAAAAGCATGTCCGCGCTCAGGGTCGAAAGGACGGCCGCGAAGTTGGCCGTGATGTAGCGTGTCAGCTGGTAGGGCCCGCCGGTCTTCACGTTGAACACGGTGCGGTGCTGAGCCAGGAACAGGTTCTCGAAGCGGCCATAGTCCTTGATCCGGAGATCGTGCCCGGCCGGTGGGTACTGCGCCCAGTTGATCATCTCGACTCCTCTCAGAGCGAAAGGCGAGCCGTCCGCACCTGGCGGATCGCGGCCCGCCTCGTCATCTCACGCTGGCGACCTATTCGGTTGGCTGAAGTCTAGCCAGTGGCCCAGCCCCTGTCAACGGCGGCTGGGTCTGGTCGAGCAGGTAGAATGCTTCGCGCTTGAGCACATGCACTGACTTCGGAGCGCCATCGCGGACTGCCACCTCAATGGTAAGCCGGCCGGACCCCCCGCCCATCGCGTCGATCTCCCGCGCGACGGCCTCACATAGGTTCCGCCAACAGGTCTCTCGCCCCGCCTCCGGCCTGCGCGGCATTCCCCCGTCCCTGGCCACTCATCTCACCCGATCGAACTGGCACTCCGGTCCATGCACAGCACTTCCTTGCACTCGCACTCCGGGCACTTGGACTCGCGGACGCTGACGCCTTTCTTGAAGACGCCGTCGCCCTCGTATCCACAGTTGCCGCACCTGACCTTCACCGTATAGACGCTTCCTGCTGGGGCCGTCATGAGATCTCCTTTCGATCTACCATCCCGGCGGTTTGTTCGCCCGCGCCTCGAACTGCCCGCGCTTGCGAACCTGCCAGGCGATCCCCGCCGCCATCACCCGATCGTCCCGGGCGCCCGACTGCGCCTCCTGCGCCCCATTGTCCTTGGTCACGAAGCTGAAGCACTCATCCACCAGCCCGGTCGAGTTCAGGATGATGTGGCCATTGGCGATCGCCGCCGCCAGTTCATCCACCAGAATCGGCTTCGTCTGCGCATCGGTCGGCCAGCCGAGGATCGGCGTCGCCGCCCTGGAGTGCGCATCATACCGCACATGTTGGTAAAGTCGGGGGTAATGATAGGTGTGCCGGAGTGTGTTGAGGGTCGAGTGCCCGTGATTGTTCCGCTCGATCCCGACCAGGGCGGTGTTGTACCAACGGCCCAGGGCATCTACCAGATGAGCGAACCGCTCCGGCGTGACCCAACCATGCAACTCCGCTACTTGCTCGCAGGTCTTCCGCTCCATCACGAACGCGCAGCTCGCATCCCGCCCCTCGATTCCCTCTCCAATGTCGGCGCCGATCACATAGCGCTCGCCGGCCTCTGGGGGCCGCCAGACCAGCAACTGCGCCGGCGCCATGCTGACCGCCTCTTTGCGGCCGTTCGCTAAGCTCGGCCGGACCTCGGCTCGCCGCGCCGCCGCCCGGGCCTGCTGTGCCTTCAGCGCCTCGGTGTCGAAGCAGCACCGCCCGCTCGCCAGGAAGCAGGTCACGTCCGATTCTGGATATTGCTCATCGAACCGGCCCCGCAAGTCAGCTTTCTTCTGGCGGCGCCACTTGATCTGCCCCAGCCTCAGGCCATAGTCACGAATCAGGCCGATCTCATCCTGGGTCAGTGGGCTGACTTCACCCATATGTGTGCGTTCCTTTGCAGTGAGCGTGTGCCGCCAGATGATCGCGTTGGCTTGCCATCACCTCGAGGTTCTCAGGGCGGTTATCGTCTTTGCGCCCATTGCGGTGATGAACGACCTCCTCCGCGGTGAGGGGACGAGCCAGATGGCGCTCCATAACGAGGCGGTGCTCAAGCATGTATCCCTCGTGATCCGCACGGGGGTGGCTGGGCATGTATATGAGTACATAACCGTCGCTTTGTCGAATCCGTCCACCCTTGTAATTCGGACTGCGGCGACCCTTCAGCTTCCGCGAGATGCGTGCGCCCGTGAGCTTCACGGCTTCCTGTCTGGGCCTACATCGGATTCCCATGCATTTCAGTTGATACCAGACCGCGCCGCCACTCATGCCAAGGGCATCCCCTATCTCCTGGCAGGATTGTCCGTCCCTGTACATCTCTGCGAGGACTGGTCTCAGGGCCGTGCCACGAGGCCCAACTGCCGCAACTGCTTTCCCCATGCCTGTTCCTCTTCTGGCGTAACTCGGAGTGTGTATCCAGGATCCTCCCACCATAGGTAGAAGTGCGTGGAGAATCGCGTCGCCCCCTCTTTTGCCTGCGTCCACAGCTCGTGGAAGGGATTGCCCATCCCATTGGCGGTGGATTCTAGCACCACCCGGCCGCCGGCCGGCACCGCCTCGAGCAGACCGGCCAGGGATTCATCCGGATGGGTCCACCGACTGACCTCGGAGCAGTGCAGGTTGTTGATCGTCAGGCCGTGGCCGAAGCGCGTCGAGCCGGCGGTCCCGACGTAGTAGGTCGACCCGATCTTCGGCCAGAAGAGCTCGCCCTTGCGGTCATACTTGGGCTGGCCCACCTCCGCCCTCTCCCGTGCCGGCAGCCGCTCCCAGAAGAGACGCACGATGCGGAAGATCAACTCACTGGAGTCGTAGTCATGCGCCACCAGTACGCTCGTCGTGTTGGGGCGCAGGATCGTGTCCGCGAAGAAGAGACCGCTGACGAGGGTGGTGAAGCCCAGCTGGCGGGGCTTCAGGATGATGTCCCAGGGCGTGCGATAGCCGTAGTAGTCAGCCTGTGCCCAATTCAGCAGGAACGGAACGACCTGCCGCGCCTTGGTGCGAATCCAGAGGTTCGCCTCGATCCAGGGGCGCGGGTCAGTTAGCCTTGCCTCCTCGCTTTCCAGGTCTGCCGCCATTGCCTCGAGGAGGTCGCTTTTGGCCGCCCGCAACTTCGCCGCCATTGCGGCTCCTGAGTTCGGCCTTGATCGCCCCAAGGAGTTTGTCCCGTTCCTGCGCGGTAAGGTCTCGGGTACTGCTATCACTGACAATCACCTCCTCCGCCGCCCGGTCCAGCAGGCCCAGAGATTGCCGGATTTCGATCTCCCTGGCGATCGCCTGCAAGAGCACCGACATCAGCCGGGCCCTGACCGTCGTTCCCCGCGGCTCGGATAGCAGATCAGACCAGGCCTGACGCTGCACCGCCCGGCACTGCTCGATCACCTCGATGCTCGCGTCCAGGGCCGCGTTCTGCTCGGCCGCGGCCTGCTTCATATGCTCGCGGCGATGGGTGCGCATCTCGGCCAGGTCCGACTCGATCGTGCTACGCGCAAAGCCGAGTTGGGCTACGATCTCGGAGATGTCGAGCTGATGGACGACGCGCAGGCGCCATGCCTTCCAGCGCCGCTCCTCGATCGCCTGCTTCTTCTCCTCGGATGTCTCGCGTGCCATGTCCCTGGATGTCCGCTTATGTCCGACGCCACGGCTGCCGCGCGGGACGGCCCGACTGCCCCTGCTGGCTCGCCCGAAGGCCTGCGAACGATTCCCAACGCTGAAGGATCACGTCGCAGTAGCGCGCATCGAGATCGAAGCCATAGCAGCGTCGGCCAGTCCGTTCCGCCGCGATGATGGTCGTGCCGGAGCCAAGGAACGCGTCCACCACCAACTGCCCCGGTTGGGTAGCATTCTGGATGGTCCATTCAATCAGCAACAGGGGCTTCATCGTCGGGTGAAGATCGTTGACCGCCGGCTTGTCGTGCTCCCAGACCGTCCGCTCATTGGTCGGCCCGTGCCAACGGGGCGTCTTTCCCTGCTTGAAAGCGTAGAAGCAGGG